CCTGCTTTATGTTCAAGCCATACCACTTGTCTACCTTGCGCTTTGAAATGACTTATGAGGCAGATGGTACCTTTGCACAGGTTGCAGCAAAGAAAGGCACCCTTATCTGCGTAGACCAATACCTCTGCTATTACAACGCACTCAAATGAAAACGACCTCACAAATAGACGGGTGGTTCAACCACCAAGCAGCATACGACTTTCTGCTAAACGCAATGCCCAAAGACGGGACCTTCGTTGAGTTGGGTGCTTGGCTCGGCAAGTCATCATCCTACCTATGCGACAAAGCAACAGGCCAAAACATAGTAATCGTAGACTCCTTCAAGGGTACGGCAGAATACTTGGACTCGTACTACAAGCTCGCAAAGACCAAAGACATCTACAACCTATTTGTAGAGAATATGGGTGACCGCAAGTACACCGCCATCAAAGCAACATCCAAAGCAGCATCAAAGAAGTTCAAGGCAGAGTCATTAGATGTGGTATTCATAGACCTTGACCATTCCTACGAAGCCGTCAAAGAGGATATCAAGCTATGGCTTCCCAAAGTAAAGAAGGGAGGCTACATAGCAGGAGACGACTACCACGAAAATTGGAAGGGAGTAATCCAAGCAGTAGATGAGCTACTACCTCACGCTACGTTCATTGACGATTGTTGGATTTACCAAAAATGAAGAACCACACAAAGGTCTACCTGAAGGGGATGGGATACGATGTAACGGACTTTATTCCGTGCGAGGTATGTCAATCAAAGGCCGTAGATATTCACCACATTGAAGCTCGTGGGATGGGCGGCAGCAAGCACGCAGACACCATTGAGAATCTTATGGCGTTATGTCGGCAATGTCACGTAAATTTGGGAGACAAGACCCAATACAAGGAGTTACTAAAAGCAACACACAACCACCATCTATCTAACCGAGTTATTTAATTATGAAACGAGTACCTATCTCACAGGTTATTCCTAACCCCACCAACCCACGCATCATCAAGGATGACAAGTTCAAGAAGCTTGTAAAGTCCATTGAGGAGTTCCCCGAAATGCTTGAGCTGCGTCCAATCGTAGTAGATAGCAATATGGTCGTGCTTGGTGGGAATATGCGCCTTAAAGCCTGTTTAGCGGCAGGATTGAAGGAAATACCCATCATTGTAGCCGACAAGCTCACGGACGCTCAAAAGGCCGAGTTCGTGATTAAGGACAATGTAGGCTTTGGCGAATGGGATTGGGAAATCCTTGCAAACCAATGGGAAGCCGATGCACTTGTTGAGTGGGGCCTTGAGGTGTGGCAACCCGCACAGGAGCCTGACTACTCAATCCTTGATGAGGAGGACTTGAGCGACCAACTTGACGAAATGACGGGCGGAGTCCGCAAGGCCATTCAAATTGAGTTTGAGGCCGAGCATTATGATGAAGCGTTTGAATTGGTTAAGTTTTGGCGTGAGCGAGGTGCTTATGTTGGGGCTATGATTGTTGAATACCTCAAAGCTGAAAAGGATAAGCTATGAAGTTGCAACAGGCGGAAATCAAAGGAATCAAGTTCTACCATAGGGAGGGCTATTCTGACCTAAAGACCTTCAATGAAGTCATAGGCAAAGAAACCTACCTTAAAAAGGGTATGACCATCAAAGCAGGAGAGAAGTGGATGGACTGCGGAGGCAACGTAGGTGCGTTCACTCTTTTGGCTGCTTCTAAAGGCGCACAGGTCACGGTATACGAACCTGACCCGTACAACTGCGAGATGATTGAAAAGAACCTCAATCTAAACGGCCTAACCGCAACAATCAAGCAAGTAGCACTCGTTCACAACGACAAGACCGAAGCGTACCTTTTCATCGGGAACAATAACAACGTATGGCGCAACTCCATTGTAAAGAAGTGGAATAACAAAGGCATCAAGGTGAAGTGCATCAACTTTGACCAAGAGGCCGAAGGATTCGACTGCTGCAAGATGGATATTGAAGGGGCAGAAATGCCAATACTTGAGAACACTCAAAAGGTATTCAAAAAGTTGGTCTACGAATGGAGCTTTGATATTGACCCAAGCTTGCCTCGCTTTTGGAGCATCATTGAGCAACAATCTAAAAAATACAAATTAGCCGACATCGGAAACACAGGTTCATTTAAGAGCCGTGATTATGACGTTTGGCAAAAATCTTGGTTCCCTGCCTGCACTAACGTATTCTGCTATGAAAAAAATTGAACTAACCCCTATCGCTCACAACGTCAAGATTGGTGACAAGTGTGAGCAAATCACCCCTAACGTAACGGAGGACTGCATCTTTACCTATGAAGGTCAGGCAGTAGGATTCTATATGCGCAGCCTTACCCCAAAGGGGCAGCAGTTGGCAAACATCGCCAACCGTGAACTCCGAAGCAAGAACGTACCAAAAAGCGAGATGCGCAGGTCAAGCGGACTTCACGACCAACAGGGCGAAGTGAAGCAATACTCCACTATCATCGGAAGCATCCCCCCAAAGCCACATATGCGCAGGCCCTACCCAACCATCAGCAGCGTACACGGGGTGAAGTCAGCACAAACCTTTATCAAGGCAATGCTGATGCTTTGCAAGGAGTCTGAAGGCATTATCCGTGATATTATGCCCGAGCAGTACGAAGCGCAAAAGAAACTCCTTGAGCGCACCGACAAGAAGTGGCGGTTTGGTGACCTGTTTACAAGCAGCATCTCCAACTACAACATCCCTGCCCCTTTCCACCGTGATGCCGCCAATATCATCGGGGCGGTGAACGTAATTATCACCAAGCGGGAGAATAGCATCGGGGGCAACCTGAACATCCCCGACTACGGAGCAACAATCGACCAATGCGACAACTCCATCCTTGTGTACCCTGCTTGGCGCAATATGCACGGGGTAACGCCTATTGAACCAACAAAAGAAGGCGGCTACCGCAACTCGTTGGTATTCTACCCTCTAAAATCGTTTGAAAATGTCTAACAGAGTTGAACACACAAAAAGGGCATTGATTGAAGCAATGGAAGCCTCACTCGGTGTGGTGACAACCGCCTGCAAAAAAGTGGGCGTAAGCCGCACCACATTTTATGAGTACTACAAAACGGATGAGGACTTCAAGAATACAGTTGATGAGCTTGAGGCCGTTGCCCTTGACTTTGCAGAAAGCCAACTCCACGCCCAAATAATGAAGGGCAGTACCGCAGCTACTATCTTCTACCTGAAGACAAAGGGCAAGAAACGAGGATACATAGAACGCCAAGAGATTGAAGCCGTAGGCGGCAAGATGTTCCAAATAGAGGTGCTTGGAGAAGATACGGACGAATAAGGTTTACAACCACCTAAAGCGCAGCGACAAGAAGATTATCGTTGAGCAGGGCGGAACTCGTAGCGGGAAAACTTATAATATCCTGCTATGGGTGATTTTCCATTATAGCTACTACGAAACCGACAAGACCATCACCATCTGCCGCAAGACCTTTCCTGCTCTGCGTGCTTCGGTAATGAGGGACTTCTTTGACATCCTACGCAGCCGAGACCTGTACAACGAGAACTTTCACAACAAGTCAAGCCACGAATACTACCTGAACGGCAACCTTGTTGAGTTTATCAGCCTTGACCAACCGCAAAAGATACGAGGCCGCAAGCGTGACCTACTTTACATCAACGAGGCCAACGAGCTAACCTACGAGGATTGGCAGCAGCTCATCCTGCGTACCGAAGGCAAGGCCATACTTGACTACAACCCTTCCGATGCGTTCCATTGGATTTACGACAAAGTTGTGCCACGTGAGGACTGTGCCTTTTACCAAACAACATACAAGGACAACCCTTTCCTTGATGCAGGGGTAAAGGCGGAAATTGAACGCCTGAAGGACACCGATGAGGACTATTGGCGCATCTACGGATTGGGTGAGCGTGGTATGAGCCGTGCTACCATCTTTCAGTTCGGCAATGCAGAAGTCCCACAGGATGCAACGCTCTTGGCATACGGCCTCGACTTCGGTTACACGAATGACCCAAGCGCACTTGTAGCGGTGTACAAAGCAGGAGACAACCTGTACCTTGATGAACTCATCTACCAAACGGGACTAACAAACCCCGACATTAGCAACCATCTGAAGTCCCTAAACCTTGACCGCAGGTCAGAGGTATTCGCTGACTCTGCTGAACCCAAATCTATTGAGGAGCTGCATCGTATGGGATGGAACGTCAAACCCACGCAGAAGGGCGCAGATAGCGTCATAGTGGGTATTGATGTGCTGAAGCGGCACAAGATATTTGTAACCCCACGAAGCAACAACCTAATCAAGGAGATGCAGAACTACAAATGGGTAGAAGACAAGAACGGCAACCTCTTGAACAAACCCATTGATGCATTCAACCACGCTATTGATGCGGTGCGCTACGCCACCTACAACAAGTTAAGCCGTCCGAACTACGGGCGGTATGCTATACGCTAAATTCATAAGGTTATTTGAATATGGAACTCAAGGTAACAGTCCCTACCACGTTGAGCGAAATCACGCTTGACCAATACCAACGCTTTGCACGCTTGCAAGGGGATGAGGAGTTCTTGACGCATAAGATGCTTGAAATCTTTTGTGGCTTGCCTCTTGCCGACCTGTCAAACGTGCGCATCAAGTCCGTTAGCCACGTTACCAAGCACATCAACGGGATGTTGGCAGAAAAGCCAAACCTGAAGCCCACGTTCACGCTTGGTGACCAAACCTTCGGCTTCATTCCTGAATTGGACAACATTACCTACGGGGAGTTCGTTGACCTTGACACCTACCTGCAAGATGTGCAAAATATGCATAAAGCAATGGCGGTCTTGTACCGACCCATCACGCAGCAGGTGAAAAGCCGCTACCTTATTGAGCCATACGAATCAGCAGGCAAATACGCAGACCTAATGAAGCAAGCCCCGATGGATGTGGTACTTGGTGGTGTGCTTTTTTTTTGGCGTTTAGGGAACGAACTATTGCAGGCTACCCTGAACTCTTTGGAGGAGAAGAAGCAGATGACTACTCAAGGCAAGGGCAGTTCGCAAAGCGATGGGGATGGTACACAACAGTCTATCAACTCGCTCAAGGAGATATTAGGCGATTTGCAGAAATCACACGATTGGAGCTTCACGAGTGCCTACACTTCCTCACCTTTGAAAAGCAAAAGCAAGAAGCAGAAAACGACATCCTAAAAAGCAAAATGAAATGAGGCAGTTTTACGACATCACCAAAAAGCTCAAGGACACACTTGAGGCGCATAGCCAAGTCAACGTAGTGACTACGGGAGACCTGTTTGATATTGACCTTAACAAGCAGACCATCTTTCCGTTGAGCCACATCGTAATCAACCAAGCCACCTTTGAGGGGCAGATAGTTCGGATGAACGTGAGCCTCGTTTGTATGGACTTGGTAGATGAAACCAAAGAAAACCCTCGTGACCAAGTAGAGCCGTTCTACGGCATCAACAACGAGCAGGACATTTTGAATACGCAGCTTGCCGTCATCAACGATGTGGTGACTGAATTGCGTAGGGGTACGCTTTACTCCGAACTGTACCAACTTGACGGAAGCCCAATCTGCACCCCGTTCACGGAACGTTTTGAGAACTTGCTCGCAGGATGGACTGCTACTTTTGACGTATTACTTGCCAATACCGAAATCAGCGTTTGCTAATGACACGGGAGCAGCGCATAGAAGCCGTATTAGACCGCTTTGGGAGGTACATCGTGCAACAGGCGAGGGCTAACCTCACCCGCAAGAATAAGAACGTCTCAAAGGACTTATACAACTCTATCAAGTGGGAGGCTGATGCATCGCAGACAGGTGCTTCGTTCTCCGCTTCGCTTTCTATGTTGCCGTATGGTGACTTCCAAGACAAAGGTGTAAAGGGCAAGAACTATACACCACAAGGCACGCAGGGTAGCCCGTATCGCTTTGGTAGCGGCACAGGCAAGAAGGGCGGACTTACCGAAGCCATCAACAAGTGGGTAAAGGCAAGACGCTTTCAGTTTCGTGATGACAAAGGCAAATTTATGAGCTACGACTCTACGGCCTTTTTGGTTGCCCGCAGCATCTACCGCAAGGGCATCCCTGCAAGCTTCTTTTACTCACGCCCCTTTGGGCTTGCCTTCCAAAAACTACCTGCCGAACTCGTAGAGGCATTCCGCCTCACCCCTGATGACTTTAAAGAATTCCTACGCAAATGAGTACACCTGTAATCGCAACCCCAAGTAGCCTTGCAATGGCTCGCAGCCCGCAGTTCATCACGGGCAAGAATAATGCATTGACCAATGACCAACTTCAGGCGATGAGTTTGAATTTGCGTATTGGTTCAGGCGCAATACCATCAAGCGGTTCGTTTAATTATCAACTGAGCAAGGACTACTCCATCAACCAAGTCATCAACTTTGAGGTGAGCGACCTTGTGCGCTCGGAGTTCTACCACGACTTCAGCATTTGGAATGATTTAGGATTCACGCAAAGCCCACAGGGTGAGGTGCTATGGGTTGTACCTACGGGAGATTGGCGGTACTCCAACAACGGAGCAGCACCCGATATCGCAGTATGGGCAACAGGTAGCACTTACAAATACCTTACTACGGATGGATGGGCTACGATGACAAACATCACCCCAACGTCAGTTACTCAATCGCTCCTTGCTACGTCACGTGAGCGTCAGGTGTTGGTAAGCAACTACGAGGTATTGCCTATCTACCAAAACGCAACCAACGAGGTCACCAAAGTTTCTATCATTTGGCAAGGTGGTGGTAGTGACAACGCATCCATCACAATCCCACCAAGCAACGATTCACGTGATGCGGTGGTATACCTACCTGTTGGCCCTGCAAACCTTCAGAACACTACGGTTTGGGGTAGTTCAATCAAGCCAAGCAACAACGTAGGTGCTGATACCTATGATGTGGAGTTGACGTATGCGAGTGGTGCAACCGCAATAATCGCAACATACAAAATCATCTGCGAGCCGAAGTACACGCCATACCAAATTGCCTTCATCAACCGCTTTGGCGTTGCTGACTTTATCACGTTCTTCAAGCGCAGCGATGAGCGTGGCAACTTCACGCAGGACACCTACCAAAAGAGCATCTACAACGATGGCTTCACAACTCCTTCTTTGGAGGTGGGCAAGTACACTTCGTTCAACGTAA